TCAAAGTTAATTCGGGCTTCCGCCACCCTGATGTGAACGCCAAAGTTGGGGGGTCAAAAACCTCGGACCACTGCAAGGGCATGGCTGCGGACATTGAAATCCCCGGTATTGCCAATGCAGACTTAGCGCAATGGATTGTAGACAACATGAACTTCCGTCAAGTTATCCTCGAGTTCTACACACCCGGCGTCCCAGACTCAGGGTGGGTACACGTTAGCTACAACCCTGCCGACAATAAAAAGCAGGTGCTTACTGCTACTAAAAAAGGCGGTAAGACCGTATATTTACCCGGACTTGTTGCATAAGAGCACGCCATGCCACTAAAGAAAATACTGCTGAAGCCCGGCGTTAATCGGGAAAACACTCGGTACACGACTGAAGGTGGTTGGTATGACTGTGACAAAATCCGCTTTCGCCAAGGCACGCCAGAAAAAATTGGTGGCTGGTTGCAATACAGCGCGACGCAGTTTTTAGGTATCTGTCGCTCACTTTGGAAGTGGGTTACTTTAAGTAATCAAAACTTATTGGGGATTGGGACCAATCTTAAATTTTATTTGGAGTTGGGGGGACGGTTTTACGACATTACGCCTATCCGAAATACGACTGCTGCGGGAGATGTTACCTTTGCGGCAACAGATGGGTCGGCAACTATTACGGTGACTGATGTCGCTCATGGCGCATCTGAAGGCGACTTCGTTACATTTAGTGGGGCGGTAAGTCTTGGCGGCGCCATAACCGCTGATATCTTAAACGCAGAGTACCAGATTGCATCTGTTGTTACTAACGACACCTACACAATTACGTCATCAGTTGCTGCAAACGCCTCCGATACAGGCAATGGGGGCGCTGCCGTTGTAGGGGCTTACCAAATTCCTGTTGGCCCTGCGTTTGAAGTCCCGTTAAATGGTTGGGGCGCAGGTCCATTTGGGTTTGGCACATGGGGTGTTGGCACCTCTAGTTCTGAAGCTATTCGTGTTTGGAATCAGCAAAACTTTGGTGAAGATCTGATTTATGGACCTCGAGGCGACGCGCTTTACTACTGGGATGCTAGTGCTGGATTGACTACTCGCGGCGTGTTGCTAACCGGAACCGAGGTACCGGTAGTGCAGAATAATTTAATTGTTTCGGACATATCACGGTTTGTGCTTTGTTTTGGGGTTAACCCATTAGGTACGTCTGCTATGGACCCTATGCTGGTTCGTTGGTCTGACCAAGAAGATCCCACTAATTGGTCCCCCGCAATCACAAACCAAGCAGGCGATTTACGTCTGTCTATTGGCTCCAGTATTATTACAGCCCGGCAAACTCGGCAAGAAATACTGGTTTGGACGGACGCCGCGTTGTATTCAATGCAGTATTTAGGCCCTCCGTATGTTTGGGGTGCCCAAACTGTTGGCGAGAACATTACGATCATGTCGCCTAATGCAACCGCAACGGCCAACAACGTCACTTATTGGATGGGAACGGATAAGTTTTATAAATATGACGGTCGAGTCCAGACCTTGCGCTGTGACTTACGGCAATTTATCTTTCAAAACTCCGATCCAGAACTTTCATTGGACGCTACACAATCTGACCAAGTCTTTGCGAGTACGGTTGAAGCCTTCAACGAAATCTGGTGGTTCTACTGCTCGCAAAATCAGCAAGCTCCCAACCGTTATGTCGTCTACAACTATGTAGAAGATGCGTGGTACTACGGCACAATGTCGCGTACTGCATGGCTGGACAGCGGACTGAGTACGGTGCCAATTGCCGCAACGCCAAACAACTACTTAACTCTCCAAGAAACTGGGGTGGACGACGGTGAGACAGGTGATTTGATACCTATTGAAGCCTATATCACTTCCTCTGAAATCGACATTGACGACGGGCACAACTTTGGATTTATTTGGCGTTTGTTGCCTGATCTGACGTTCCGAGGGTCCACTGCCGCTTCACCAGTTGTAAACTTCTCGTTACTGCCGTTGCAGAATTCTGGTTCTGGCTACAACAATCCAACCTCAGTTGGCGGTGTTAATAATCAAAACGTATCTCGGACAGCTACCGTACCGGTTGAGCAGTTTACGGGGCAAGTCTATACCCGGGTCCGGGGGCGCCAGATTGCTATGAAGATTGAGTCAACTGCGCTGGGTACGACATGGCAGCTTGGCGCTCCTCGTGTTGATATCCGTCCGGATGGGCGTCGGTAATGGCTAACGTTATTACGGCGGATTTTGAGCTTACACGGGGCATTGCGCCTCGTTTGCCTGCTGCCGATATGGCGTATAGCGCCCAGTATCAAGAGCAGCTTAATAACATTCTGCGGCTTTATTTCAACCAGATTGACAACACGTTCCAGCAGCTCTCGTGGAATAAGCCAATTGCATATCTGGATTTTGATACAACTAGCACACCTGCCGTACACCAGACAGGGCGACTGGACTGGGACCCGGATGACGCAACGCTTGAACTCGACATGGAGTACGGGGTCGTCCAACAGATCGGGCAAGAGACCTACGCCCGTGTAAGTAACAACACTGGGTCTACCATTCCCAACGGCACGGTTGTCGGATTTGCTGGGGCAACGGATGGCTCCATAAGAGTAGCGCCTTACCTTGCGGATGGCTCACAGCCCTCGCTGTATATATTGGGTGTCATGACCCACGATCTTCCAGACACGGGGGAAAAGGGTTACTGCACAGTCTGGGGGTTTGTACGGGATGTTGATACAAGTAGCTTTAGCCAAGGAGACATTTTGTATGCCTCCCCTAGTACAACCGGGGCACTTACCAATGTAAAACCTACCGCGCCTAATAACGTTATTCCGCTTGCAGCAGTGGTCAAAGTCGGCTCGACTGACGGCGTTATTTTTGTGCGCCCCACCATTGAGCAGCAGAAAAACTACGGCACGTTTAACCGGACTACGGACTACACTCCTGCCTTGGCTAATACGGCCTACGCAATTGAATTTAATTCGACCGCTGTCAGTAACGGGGTATCTCGGGGCACGCCTACTTCTCGAATTGTGTTTGCAAATTCGGGTTATTACGATATTTCCTGTACCTTACAATACTCCAGCAGTAACGCCTCTCAGAAAGATGCTTACGCATGGCTGCGCAAGAACGGTACAGATATTGCCCAGTCTTCTCGAATAACCACCCTCAGTTTAAATGGTGGATCTGGAACAGTTTTGATTTCAGAAGCGGTTTCCCTTGCTGCAAACGATTACATTGAAATCATGTTTGCGGCGACAGATACTGCCGTTACTGTAAAAGCCGCCCCTGCAACAGCCTTTGCACCGGGCTCGCCTGCAGCCAACTTGGTGGTTGAGCAGATACAGCAATGATGCTGCTTCCCATTTGTAATTTGACATACTAAAATACAGCTATGAACAACCTACGCCCTATTGCCCAAGCTGTCCGCTCTCAAGGACGCGGTAAAGACACTCAGCTCGTTCACATGACGCCGAACGAAGTGCAGGGTTTGCAAGCCCTTGCCAAGGCGCATGGTGGCTCACTAAGTGTTAACCCTAATACGGGTTTACCCGAAGCTGGGTTCTTGGACTCTTTGCTGCCTACGATTCTGGGTGCAGGGTTAGCCGCCGCAACTGGTGGGCCCTCTCTAATGATTGGTGCTGGTCTGGGTGCTTTACAGTTTGCTCGCACTGGCAGTCTTGAGAAAGGCCTCATGGCCGGTCTGGGTGCTTATGGCGGCGCAGGTCTTGCTAGTGGGTTGATGGGCGTAGGTGCGGGAGCAGCCTCTAGTGGGTCAACCAATACTTTGAATGACGCCGTTCAGGCAAACGAAGCAGCTCGTAAAGCACTCGCAAACACTTCTCTGGATGCTGCGGGGCGCGTAGGCGCAAATCAAACAGCCAAAGCCGCCCTTGAGAATTTGGCTTTACAACAGCAACAAGTCGCCGCCGCTAATACGTTTGGAGGCAATCTCTCCAATATGGGTAAAGGCTTAGAAATTGCGTTTAAGAACCCATCCGCGTTTATGCATGGTTACGGCGAGACCGGTTTGGATTTAGCTAGATACGCGGGTGCGTCTGTCGCGGGTCCGATGATGGAGCCTCCGGAGCAGAAGAAACGCGAAGTAGACAACGTACGTTTTGAGTATGACTACAGCCCTAATCGGGTATCTGAAGAAGACCTTGCAGCTCAACGTAGGGAAAACCCTTATGGCGAGTTAACTTATTTCCGTCCCAGCTATGGCGACCGTCGAGACGTTACTGTGGGTGCGGCCCAAGGTGGCATCATGCGTCTGGCTGACGGCGGCTCGACTACAACATCTAAATTCTCTTATGACCCTGCCACACAAACGTACAAACGTCTTGACGAAGAAATTTTAGAGACCGATAAGCCCGTGGGTGCCGTTGAGTCATTAGGAGTGAGTGATAGGTCTAGTAGCGGCAATGGGGGCGCCCCCGAAGATTCGGGTAAAAATTACTGGGCTGACTACGAAACTAAAAATGGCAGAGAGGCAACTCTACAAGCGCAAGTAGAAGCTAGGGAAGGCATATTAGGTAAGCTAGCAGAAGCGTTTGCCCCCGGAGTAATGGCGGCTAAAGCTATTCAAAGTTGGATTAATCCCCCCGCAAAAGACTACTCTGTGCCTTGGAGTGAGATGACTCCAGCAGAGAAAGCGTACGCGGCAAATAATCAAGCGCCAGTTACAGAAGCTGATATAGCCGCCGCAAGAGCCCAAGATAGTGCCAGCCGTTCGTCTGGGGATACCATTTCTCATGCTGGAGTAACCGCCACTAGAGGGGACTACGCTGCTTTGGCAGATGCTTTTAATGAAGGCAGCGACAGCGCAAAAGGAGGGCTTATTGGCCTAGCTCGCGGAGGTGCTTTGCGCTTTGCTGAAGGTGATGTAGTTCCCGGTTCCCGTATTTATCCCGAGCCTGTAGTGACACTTGCCCCTCAGCTAGTCCCTGCACAACCGTCTCAAGAGCTTGCAGCGGCGGCACTGCAGCAACAACAGCTTGACAATCAAGCGTCTCAGTTTATGCCGCCCAGCGCAATAACCCCAACACAGACTACATATAAGGCCCCTGAGGGTATTGCTAGTGGCTATGCCACTGACTACACACGAGCTACGCCTGAGTCATTTCAAGCAGGGTTGGCCGCATTACGACCAGCGCGTAAAGACTTGCCGGGTGGTTTCAGTGGGTATGGAGATGAATCACTTGTTCGTCAACCTGCGTTGGTTCCTAATGTGGATGGGACGCTACCTGTTGCACCCGTTAAGCCCAGCGCCAAGGTAGCTCCGGGAGGTCGGACCGACACCACCCTAACGCAGTTTACGCCAGATCAAATTGTTGACGAAGCTAAGGCAAGATCTCCCGCTGGTATAGATTTTAAAGATACTTTGCTTACCTACGGTAAGGGCGCAGGGTATACCTACGAACAGATTGACGAGATTCTGGGCTTACCAGCAGGCTCTGCCGCAGCATTTAACAGCAGAACTGCGCTGACTAAACTCCCGGTTGAGACGATAACTGCGGCAGCGCAGAAACAGACGCCAGAAAGTGGCGATTTCAGAAACACGTTGCTTGACTACGGGCAAGACGCTGGATACACCAACGATCAGATGGATATCATTTTAGGTCTCCCGTCTGGTTCTACAGCTGCCTATGATAGTAGATCGCAAATAACACAATATTCAGTGCCGGAAATTGTGCAAGCCGCCGAAGAAAAAACATCCGCCGGTGCAGATGTAAGAGATACGCTCCTTGATTACGGGCAAACATCGGGCTTGACAAATGAGCAGATGGACATCGCTCTTGGCTTACCTGCTGGCTCTGCTGCTGCCTATGCCGGTAGCGTCGGTAAGAAAAGTGGCGGTATTCTTGGGTTAGCCGCTGGCGGTATGTCTAAAGGCGGTTTTGTTATCCCTGCCGATGTTGTCAGTGCGTTAGGTAATGGTAGTACAGACGCAGGACTACGTAAGCTAAAGGCTAAAATTGGCTCTGTGCAGGCTATTAAAGGTAAGGGCGACGGCCTAAGCGATTCTATCCCAACAAACATTGACGGTAAACAACCCGCCCGTGTTGCTGATGGTGAGGCTTATGTCGATCCCCGCACGGTGGCAAAAATCGGTGGCGGCAATCCTAAGAAGGGCGCTCAAAAACTGTACGCCATGATGGACAGAGTTCGCCAGCAAGCACACGGTAAAACCTCGCAGCAGCGCAAAGTTGATCATAAAGCAGTCGTGTAATGCAAATCCAGCGCGTTGACCTCTCGCACGTAAACCAAGTTTGGCCTATGGTCGAGGAGTTTATTGCGTCTGCGTTGGAGCACTCTAAGAACGATTACACGGTAGAGCAGGCAAAGACACTGGTTGCAATGGGTAATTGGCTGTTACTGGTCGCAGTTAATGATGATGGCGTACACGGCGCGGCTACTGTATCATTTAGCAACCGCCCCAACGACAGAGTGGCGTTTATTACCTGTATTGGGGGCAAGTTGATTTCTAGCCCTGAGACGTTTGAACAATTAAAAGCAGTCCTCGGTTCCGTCGGGGCAACATGTATTGAAGGCGCAGCGCGAGAGTCCATCGCTCGCTTATGGTCTAGGTACGGATTTGAAGAAAAGTACCGAATTGTTGGAGTAAAAATATGAGTATCTCTCGTCGTGATCTATATGCTATGGGCGAACCCTTTGGGGACTCTGCTACGCAGGCTAAAGCTGGCGGTGGCCGTATTTACGGTGGTGGTGGCGGTGGTGGTGATACCGTATCGACTCAAATCGTCGTAGACTTACCTGCTTGGGCAACCGAGTACGGCAAAACGGGGCTTGCGCAGGCTGCTGCATTAACGAACCTTGAGCAAAACCCGTATGCGCCGTACACCGATAATGATCGTATTGCGGGATTCAGTGGGTTACAGCAAACAGCTATGCAGAATGCCTATAACATGGCTCCTTCTGCTGCCACACAACTGGGTCAGGTTGGTGCGGGTATGGCAACGACAAATGCGCTTAATGCTAAGTACGATCCAACCTCGGTTAGCGTAAACCAATTACAAACAGGCTCATTCACACAGCCCGGTGCAGCTGGCGCGTACATGTCTCCCTACATGCAGAATGTGGTGGATATTGAGAAACGCGAAGCGCAACGCGCAGCGGACATTGCTGCAACAGGTCGCGGCGCACAGGCAGTTA